GTGGCAAAGAAAAAGCGTGATGATGAAAAGGCACGCAAGGCACGTGATATGCAGCGTTTGCTTGAACTTAAGAAATACGCCGAAGACTACATTAAGGAGAAATCGAAATTCTTTGATTTGAAACTGTCGGATGGTAAAATAGTGGTGATACCGTTGAAAAGCCTTGAGGAATTTAAGAAAGAAGGAGAAATTATGCACCATTGTGTATTCTCAAATGAATATTTCAAGAAAAAGGATTCTCTTATCCTTTCTGCCCGAATAGGTAGTAAACGTATTGAAACTGTTGAAGTCAATCTTAAATCGTTTCAGATAGTACAGTCAAGAGCCGTATGCAACGGAACATCGGAGTATCACGACCGCATCATCCGGCTAGTGGAGAAGAACATGAGTCTGATCAAAAAACTTACTGCATGAACATCTATCACACAGAACCCAGATTCGACTGCGAGAAATTCGCTCCATGCGGGCGCATCTCCCTGCACAAATGCCGGAAATACAAAGGCAGACTGGATGAATGCAGGGGATGTACGCTTGTACACCGTAAAGCCAAGACGGTTGCCGGTAAGGAAGCCGGAAGAAAGGTTTGTCCGCATTGCGGACGTTTCCTTCCGCTCCACCGGTTCTATAACAGGACTGTCAGATGTGGGGATAAGGAATACCGATGTCTCACCTCCTGGTGCAAGATGTGTATGAGTGAAGTCGCAGCGGAAAGAAATCGTAATAATTAATTTAAGTTTCCAATGAAAAATGTAACGAAAATAGCCAAGAAGTCAGCCGGACTTAGCCAAAAATGTTCGATTTGTCCACTTATGCGAAGATGTACTTTAGAAATCCATAGAGCTTGTTTTGACAGCTTTGTGGAAGGTTTCAAGAAAGGGGCCAGAGCTGCTGAAAAAGAAATAAACAAGAAATTCAAAACAGGAAAAATATGAATATAATCAATAGATTGACTCAGCTAATCGCTGATGCGGACGAAGCATATAAACAGTCCATTATTGCCATCTTGAATGAAATAGTTCCTGATTTAGACGTGGAGTCTAAGCAAGAAATCGCTAAAAAGATTTGTTGGGATAAACACGGAAGTGGTAGCCCTGATGAAATCATACTAATGTATGATGGTAGGGCTTTCGATAATCCTGCTTTAGTTGATATTCTTACTGAACGAATCCAGAAAACAAGAAAAGATAATAAAGATCTGGAACCAGATATTGATAAACGCTATTGGTGTGAAACATGTGGATCGCATTCACATGAAACAAACCCTGATACTGGGTATTGCTTCAATTGCAATACTGATAATTGGGAACCGGAAAACTATAGAGATGTAATGTAATTCAAATCGATATAGAAATGAATGAATTGGAACAAGACAAAAGATATGTTTTTGGAGATATGATTATAGTAGCCACTACTGACTTTGACTTTAATCCTATCCTAAAAATTAGCACAGATGATGGAAATGTGATTGTAATGCCATCATCCGATAATAAGATTATTGTAAAATCAACTGCGAATAAATAACAAGAAAGAAATGAGTAAAACAACAATTTATTATCTATTCCTAGTAGCAATGTATATGCTGCTAGGGTAGGTGGAAAGGAAAGATATGGATAAAGATAAATTTAACAGAGCAATGGAACTAAACAATAAAATAGAGGAATACAAAAGTCATAAGACAGCATTTGAAAGTTCTAACATAAAATATGGTGGTAAATTGATATTTACATACAACAGTATGCACAATAATGTACCATTAAAGAAAGAAATTATTGGTAAGAATTTCCTTCATAACTATATGTATGCTTTAGATAGCAAGATAAAAACATTACAAAAAGAGTTTGACGAATTATGATAAAGGAAGAAACCAAACAGACAGTAGAAGAAGCAGCAAGAGAAAATATCTTGTTTAATCACAGGACAGTTGACAGTTTCAATCCACACACCCACGAAGGGTGTGACTATCTTTCCCACTTTTCATATTAACATTCATCAAAGAAGAATGCAAGACTTTACAGGTTACCAGTGAAATACTTTCCTGTAATTCTTTATCTTACCAGCAATTCGGCATTGATATCAACAAAGGAATTATAACACACATAACAAAGTATTGACAAGCCGTGTCAGTACTTTGTTTTCCTCATTTTTCCCCTTAGCTCCCTTATTAAGTACCTTCGTTTCTGTAACGCAAAAAAAGCAATTATGGAAATTATTTACAGAAAACTAGAGGAACTGAAGAAACTGGAAAACAATCCAAGAACTATTTCGGATGAACAGCTAGACAAACTTAAAGAGTCAATCCGAAACAATCCGGATTATTTCGAAGCCCGACCGATCATCCTGTCAGACCGTACTGGCGAATTGATCATTATAGCCGGAAACCAAAGGTATGATGCCTGTATATCGCTAGGTATGCAACAAGTACCGACCGTTCTTATTCCCAACCTGACCGAGGAAAGGGAACGTGAGCTAATCATACGTGATAACGTTAACAACGGACAATGGGACATAACCAAGTTGTTTGACTGGGATTGTAACGAGTTGCTTAATTGGGGTATGGAAGGCATCAGCTTTCCTGATCCGACAGATTTTTCAGAAGATATAGAAGACAGTCATAATGTTCTCAAGAACGCAAACTATGAAGCCGGAGCTCATATCAAATATTTAGTATTTGAGGGGTATAAGATTCCAGTCAGTGAAAGCGAACTGGAAGCACTGAAAGCACGGGCTTCTGAATATTTGGATGAGAACGGTGTAATGGTTGGTTTTGTTAATAATCTACTTGGCTTATGATGGAATACATAGACATATCAATATTGAACCCGGCAGAATATAACCCACGCCTGCTCACTAATGAAGCACAAGAAGATTTAAAAAAATCCATCAAGGAATTAGGCATTATCAAACCGATCATCATACGTCAATCGGATAAACGTATCATGGCAGGACACCAACGTACAAAGACAATGAAGCTGCTTGGGTATACCCATGTTCCAGCCTTTATTCTTGACGGTGTAAACTCCACCGATGAAGTAAGGTTCAACCAACTTCACAACTATGCGGAATGTGAGTTGTCGGAAATCCAACCAGAAATCAATGTAAGTCTTCCTAAAGGAACAGAAGGATTTTATACTGTATCCAACAAAGATATCTCCATTCTTTCCAAAGGAGGAAACAACTCACGTGTTGTTGACCTTACGAAAATGATTCTCCGCTACGGCCAGTTTGCAAATGCCGTATGTGACCATACCGGGAAAGTGATCATCTCAACAGTATATGCCAAAACGGTAAAACTATTAGGTATGGACCTACTTGTATATGTCCTTCCAGAAGGGAAAGAAGAAATCGCGCTCAAATACTTCTCTAAGGAATATGGAGTGTTCGAGTATTCCCATCTGGAACGAAAGACCTATATACAGTCTTTTGCCCAAAAGGCACGGCTACGGCAAAAGAACGGGGTTCCAAGCAAGCGTAGCCATTCAACGTTGTATGAAACGCAGGTTATACCATACATCACCAAGGATATGCGCATACTCGATTTCGGTGCCGGACAAAAGGATTACGCAACCATGCTGAAGAAAAAAGGCTATCTCATTGACGCAATTGAATTCTTCCACCGCAAAGATGGAGCGGACATCATTGATGAAAAGGAAATCAGGCAAGACTGTGCTTCCATATGCAAGACCTTGTCGGACTACGGGCTGTACGATGTGGTTGTGTGCGATAGCGTGTTGAACTCTGTAAACTCAGAAGAGGATGAAAATAATGTCTTACTTTCGTTATCAGCATTATGCAAGCCCGGAGGAATGATATTCTGGTCTGGCATTCCGCTGCTGTTCGCCCAGAAATCATCTGAACGCAAGGAAACACACGACCATCGTTCTAAAGCCGTATTTCTTGACGCAAAGAACTTCACAGCCAACTTCCGTTTTGGTGAATGGTACTTCCAGCATTATCATTCCACAGCTGACATCATCAGATTAAACACAGCTTACATCGGAAAGGATTTTAACATATTCGATAAAGGAATGAAGATAAGCCCAGAAAAAGAGTTAAGAGGTTCGTCATTTCAAGTAGCATCAACCAACGGAAGGAGCGCAAGTAAGAATGATTATCTGAAAGCGTTGCAATATGAATTCACACTTCCTCTTCCCAATAATCGCAAATGGGATCTGGACAAAGAAATTATACCAATCTTTAAAACACTATAAACAATGGCAGCACCTAAAGGAAATCAGTTTTGGATGTTACGCAGCAAGCATGGCAGGGATAAACTCTTCGCCACGCCTGAAGCGTTATGGGAGGCGGCGTGCGAATATTTCCAATGGTGTGATGAAAACCCATGGACAACAAGAAAGGCTATACAACGTACCATGCCTGTTAGACGCAAAAAAGGTAAAAGAACAGAAACTGTTAATGAACAGCAAACACAACAAGAAGTTTCACCTACACAGCGCCCCTACTCTCTCACCGGATTATGTATCTATCTAGGTACTTCATCACGTTGGTGGAGTAGCTTCAGAAGTGAATGCATGAAAAAAAATGATGAAGATTTTTTGCACGTCATCGCGCGGGTGGAAGAAACCATCGAGACTCAACAATTTGAAGGAGCCTGTGTTGGCGCTTTCAATGCAAACATTATAGCCCGAAAGCTAGGGTTGTCCGACAAACAGGAAGTGGATCATACAACACAAGGCAAACCCTTCAACGGATTTGACTTTCTTCCCTATACTCCCGAAGCTGACAAATTGAAGTGATATGGAGCAAAAGGTTAACTTAAAACAGCGATTGGCATACAATTTTCTTCGTGACAGCAAAACGAAATTTTTATTGTATGGTGGTGCCGGAGGTGGTGGTAAATCATGGCTAGGCTGTGAATGGCTGATGCAATGTGCCTACTATCTTCCCGGTACTCGCTGGTTTGTTGGCCGAAATAATTTGAAGGATAGCCGTGAGTCCGTTACCGTGACCTTCAATAAGGTAGCATCTTCTCACAGCTTCACGGCATACAAGACAACAAATGAAGGGATAGCCTTCGACAACGGAAGTGAAATCGTTTATATTGACTTGACGTATTATCCGGTGAAAGATCCGATGTATGAACGATTGGGGTCTAAGGAATATACAGGAGGATGGATAGAGGAAGCTGGTGAAGTGCACTACCTTGCCTTCGAAGTCTTGAAAACCCGTATCGGCCGCCACATGAACGATGTATATCATGTACCCGGAAAGATACTTATCACCTGCAACCCGAAGAAAAACTGGCTATACCGTGAATTCTACAAGCTCTGGAAAGAAGACAAATTACAAGCTCCTTATGCATTTATCCAGGCTTTGGTGCAGGATAATCCTTGGGCAACAGAAGACTACATCGAAAGTCTTCGAAACACAAAAGACCGGGTAACAAAGGAACGCCTATATTTCGGCAATTGGGAGTATGATAATGACCCGACTGCCCTGTGTAACTACGACGCTATCTGTGACTTGTTCACGAATGAGTTCATTGCTCCTGCAGGTGAATCTACCGGTTCTGCAGACCTTGCAATGAAGGGACGAGACAGATTTATCGCCGGTCATTGGAAAGGGAATGTGTGTTTTATCAAACTGGATCAGGAATACAGTACTGGAAAATCCATTGAAACAGACCTGAAGCGAATGATGATAGAATGCTCTATTCCTCGTAGTAAGATGATTGCGGACTCTGACGGATTGGGGAACTATCTTGAAAGCTATCTGAACGGTATCAAGGAGTTTCATGGAGGAGCACGACCTATTAATCCTGAATTTGACAATTTGAAATCAGAGTGTGCCTTCAAACTGGCTGAGATGATTAACAATCGATTGCTTCGTATTGTATGCACGGAAGCACAGCGAGAACGGATCATTGAAGAATTGTCAGTTCTCAAACAAGCACATATTGATGCAGACACACGGAAGAAAGGAATAATCAGCAAAGAAAAAATGAAAGAAATATTAGGTCATTCCACAGATTACCTTGATATGCTGATAATGGCAATGATATTCCGCATCAAACCAACACCCAAACGACCAAAAGCAAAAATAGGAAAGATATGACAGTAAAAGAATTTTTGACAATAAGCAGCATTGCCACCGAACCCGAGGTCATTAGAACCAAGTTGGATGAACTGAGAAAACCTTATCAACTAGGGCAGTATAAGACACCAGATACCCTAAACGACATAAATATGGGAGAACTGATGCAACTGCAATCCATCGAAACAGAACACGATATCTTGTTCGTTCCCTGTACTGTACTGATGGGGCTGAGTAAACGTTATATATCCCAACTTCCAGCTAGCGATGTACTGGGATTCGTACAATGGGTGGCCAAAGAAGTTGAACGAATAAATAAACTATTCGCGTCGACTAATGTACCACCCACACCCGAAGAGAAGCAAGCAGGATCCGAATTGCTAAATTTTGGACCTTTCGGCATGATTGATTACTATGCGCAGCGCATGGGTATCACTGATCATGCAGAAGTAGACAGCGTGCCATGGGTCAGAATATATAAATGTCTTGACATGGACGCCAAAAGAGTAAGATTCGAACGTAGATTAAGAAACATATTAAGTAAGAAGAAATGACGGTAGAGCAAAAAATTAAAAAGATAGTAGACTCCATGGAGGGTGTAAGTTACCTTTTTGACAACTGGCAAACAGCCAATATAAGACTGGACAAGATTAAATTGCCGGCAGTGCTTAATCTCCTTCCTGTAAGCGGAACTTTTAATCTAGGCAGACAGCAGTTAAGAGACTGCCCTAACTGTATGATGGCATTCATGGATAAAACCAAGTTCGATTTTGATGGCACAGAAAATGATGCAGTGATAGAAGGATGCAAGAATAAAGCCAAAGAATTCATATTGCTATTGAACAGGAGTGGGATGTTCAAAGAAATATCAGGAGATATCCCTTATTCTGTTTTCTATGACAAGCTGGATGTTAATGTAACCGGAATAGTTATCCAACTTAAGTTAGAAGAGATAATGGGTACTGTTATTTGCAACAAGAGCGTGAAAGAGATTGTATATGGCAGCAGAAACTAAAGCCGGAACCCTAAGAATAATAGGTGAAGAGCTGGAAGCGTTACGCAAGCGAATTATAGCCAACCATGAAGCAGCCGGACAAGTAGCCAGTGGAAGGACAAAGGGCAGTCTGAAAGTAGAAATGTCGGAGGACGGAGGCGTTTTGTGGGGCAGGCAGGCATTCGCTGTACTAGAAACCGGACGTGGACCAGGGAAAGTACCGAAAGGATTTTACAAGATTATCCGCCAATGGGTGGAAGATAAGGGTATACAAGTAAAGAAGCCCGATTCCTTCGCCTACCTTGTCGCTAGAAAGATAGCCAAGGAAGGAACGGAACTATACCGAAACAGAAAACATGAGGAAATCTATTCCCGTGATCTAGAAAATACCGTGGACAATATAGCTAGCAGGGTATCGGCTATATATGAAACAGAAGTTGAACATATAAATCTGAATTTCGACAATGAGAACACATACGATAGATAATACAACAATTGAATATCCTGACCAAATAGGATTCTGCTTTAATCCTGTGATAATAAATATCCTTGGCGGAAACTATCAATCTGTTACTGCAACGGTAACGGACACCACCACAGCCACATCAGACAGAGAGAACAGAGCGACGTTCGGTGGTTCCTGCTTCTTTGACCTATCATTCTATACGCAGAGCTATTTTGACGAATACAGAGAAGTCGATTACAAGTCAACTCACACCGAAGATAGTAAGTTAGGACGTCTGTTTAGCATAGAGCTTGATATGTATAACGAATCAGGAACACTTGAAAACAGCTTCCAGTTCAACGTATTCATATTGTGGGGAGCCAGTAAGGTTGGAGAGCAGTATAATGGAAGCCGAGTGCTGACATGGTTCAAAAACTACCCATTCTCTGTAGGCTTATACTCTGCAACATCAGGGAATGTAAAAGTAACTATAGATGGTTCCGAAAGCTCCCCTATCGCATTATCAGGACAAAATGCATGGAATATCATTCTTGCTGGAATAGATGCTTCAGACAGGGTGGAATTTTATCTACCTGGAAGTAATACGGCAGCATCTGTTTTTGACCACACCTTTGATTTCACCTTCCGAGGGCTGCTCAATATGGCCACAAAGATCACTTGTAAGGTTGACAATTCAGACTGTGGAATATACTTGAGATGGATCAACCGCCATGGAATGTGGTGTTACTGGCTATTCATGCAAGGAGACGAGACTTCGCAGGTATCCAATGACGGAGAGTTCATCAGAAACAATATGCAGGATTACAGTTACAAGAACGGATACCATGGAGGTAGCGGACGAAAGCAAAGGAAAATGGAAGAAACGACACTTCCCGTATGCGCTCCATTAATAGACAGCATAACTTATGACTTCCTTTACCAAATGGCCACATCTCCTGTTGTTGATATGTTCATGGGCTATGATGATAACGGTAACGCCAGATGGATGGCCGTAAATGTGTCTGTGGGAAATTTCGTCAAACAGCGGGTATCACTGCAAGACTTTGAAGCGAACATTATATTACCTGAAACTAACGTACAGAGCTTATGACAGAACAACTACTATTCATAGATAACAAAGCAATGGATATTAATGAAAGTACCAATATCACATTGAATTTTAGAAGTAATATTTTTAGCGATGTAAGCAAGATCACAAGCAACAACACATACTCCATCAAGCTACCTTTGACAATCAACAACTGTCATGTGATTAATTATGCGCATCTCCCATCCCATTCAGCACAATATGCTCGTATCAACCACAAAGGACGCTATTTGCGCAATGGGATTGAAATCATACCGGACGCCAGCGTCATTCTTATAGAAATATCCGAAACCATAGATATAGCCATGACATGGGGCAATGTTTCTAAATTTGCAGAAATTGTAAATGACAACAAGACATTGCAGGATTTATCGTACGGCAGGACAGAAAACGAAGATTACATCATTTGGAAGAAAGGAGACAATTCGCCCCGAATACCTAAAATTGATTATGGCTTTAAAAATGATGAGCCGGCTGCCTGGTATCACCCTGTGGTTACAGCTATGTGGGTTTTGAACAAAATAGAAGCTGATGCCGATATCACCTTTAAATTCCAAGAACAACACTACGAACTGTTGAAAACTTTAGTTATTCCATTGCTTTCAAGAAATAGCGCACCAAAAGAAATCGAAGCTCGCACTACAACTTTAACAAATGACGGAATATCTCCATATAATATTCCAGGAGGATGGATTCTCAAAATATTCCAATTTGTGGAAAGTGGATCTGACTATTATGTGGCTATAACAAAAGATTCGTCAGGCAAGGTAATCGGATTCAAGCCGCAGAAAGAGAACGTACCCCTTAGAATTATTGGAACTATCAATATAATAGTCAATACTAGCCAGGAACCACAAAGTTCAGGTGAATATGGTGTTTCTTTCGATATACGGAACAAAGAATCCATAACCAGCAAGTTGAAATTCAGGTGTAATCCGAGTATATCCTTATTACAAGAAAATCAATACAGGTATTCTTTCACTATAGATGGGGAGTTTAATCCAGGAGATACAGAGGAACTCAGCGCTATACTGTACGATCCTTATGCAGAATTGGGGAATTATACAATAGAAGAAGGAAGCTATGTCAAAATAACGATGCGAGATACTGTCTATTTGAAAGACACTGATGAAGCAAACTCCCGGTTCTATTATGTTCCAAACCTACCTGATATAAAACAGATAGACTTTATCAAAGCTATAGCATCTATTTGTGGAACTTTTGCCATTCCCGGCAATGGAAATGTCGTAAGCTTCGTTCCTATTGATACCATCATAGAAAATAAGACCAAAGCTCTGAACTGGACCAAAAGAGTTATCGCCTCATATAGTGCAAACCGTCCTAAAAATATATCTTTCAAAATTGACGGATTCTCTCAAAGAAATGTATACAAATGGAAAAATGACGACAAAAACAAATACAATGGAATCATATACGTTGACGATAAGACTTTGGAATATGAACAGGAAACGCTGACATTGCCTTTCGCAGCGTCTGAAATGAAAGGTGGAATCGCAACTATCCCGATATATTCCTATACATCTGACGGAGCTTTACAATATAACGAAAGTACAGATCCCAGACTACTGGTCCTAAAGAACGACAATACAGCAACTTTTGACGGTCTGGACTGGAACACTATTATTGAAAACAACTACAAATCTTATCAGAAATATATCAGAGAACCTAAGATTATTACCGAGCTGGTAGAAATCAGAGATCATGAATTACGAAACTTGGATATGTCTGTACCTGTTTATCTGGCCCAATATGGAAAATATTACGCAGTCATATCAATAAAAGCAGAGAAAACAGGTATTTGCGAATGTAAACTTTTTCAATTGGATTAATTATGGCAGACAAAGTAGAAAAGATACTTGATATCAAAGTGAATTATAATGAAGCTATCAAAGCTATAGCCGAGTATCAGACAAAAATCGACAAAGCCAAAGAAGCAGAGGCGAAACTGAAGGAACAGTTAAAGGCTGGAGACATAAAAAGGCAGCAGTACAATGAAGAAATGGCGGCATCTAAAGTCTATATCAACGACTGTAATGATTCGATACGTATTATAACGAAAACAATGCAAAATCAGCTCAAGCAGGAGAAGGCGCAAGAAAACAGCCTTGTTTCTCTCCGTGCCAAACTGTCAAATCTAACGGCTGAATACGATGCTTTATCCGAAGCGGAACGGAATGCGGCTACAGGCATTAAGTTACGGGATAAAATTAATGAGGTTACTGATGCTCTGAAGGACGCTGAAGAAGAGACACAGCGGTATTACCGAAATGTTGGCAATTACAAGGAAGCTATAATGGAAGCCGCCAATGCCAATATCCCGTTCGTGCAACAGATAAATGTAATGGTGACCTCTTTGGGCGGAGTAAAAAATTACATAAGTAATGTAAATCAAAAATTGATTACTGTTGCAAAAACCACGACAGGACTAACAAGAGTAGTCAAACTACTTGGAACCGCCATGCTAGGACTTGGAATAGGTGCTCTTTTGGTTGTACTGGCTTCTCTTGTATCATGGTTCACCAAAACACAGAAGGGCGTGGAAGCAGCCAATAAAATAATGGGGGCTCTGGGTGCCACTGTAAATGTCTTAATAGACCGGGCAGGCAAGTTGGGAAGTGCTTTAGTGAATCTGTTTACCGGGAACTTCAAACAGGCGGGGAATGATGCCAAATCCATATTCGCTGGTATCGGTGATGAAATAGTCAATGAAACCAAACAGGCGTGGAAGCTGGCAGAAGTCTTGAATGAGATAGACAAGAGGGAAGTCATGCTGTCCATGTCACGTGCCGCTAACCGAGCTGAAATTGAGAAGCTGAAAAAAGCTGCAGATGACCAAACCCTATCCACACAGGAACGTATTAAAGCTGCGGAAAAAGCTGCGGAAATTGAGAAGAAGGACCTTGCCGTACAGACAGAACTAGCAGAAGCAAGACTGGCTAACACCCTTGGATTTACCGAGATGAACAATGAAGTACGCAAGTTGATGGAGCAGATTAAAGCTGGTGATATTACAGCCGATGAAGTAATAGAAAAACTTGGGTTATCAGATAGTACGATAGAAGACCTTAAAGTGTTCCGTGACCAATTCAACGAACTTCAGGAGCTAATGGAAGATAGCTACGGCCGTCAGACAGAGCAGCAAAACACCCTAAACTCTATCCGCCAGGAAGGTGCAGACAAAGCAAAGGAAGCAAAGCAAACAGAACTGGAAGCAGTAAGGGCAGCAGAAGATGCTATGCTTGCCTTGGTGAAAGACAAAAGAGAACAAGCACGGAAAGAGATTGAATTGAACTATTCCCGGCAGATTGAGGATTTGCAAATCAGTTTAAAGCAAGAAGAGAACCTTACCGCCAAGGCTCGTGAAGCCATCAACGCCAAAATAAAGGCTTTGGAACAACAAAAATCTATGGAGCTTAGCAAGCTGTCCGATGAGGAGCTGAAAAAAGAACTGGAGAACCGTTTAAAAATGATATCCCTGCAATTGGAATCGGTCAAGGAAGGCAGCGAACAGGAATACCAGTTAAAGATACAACAATTACAAGCACAACAAGAGGCGGAACTCTCCAGCACAGAACAGACCGAAGAAATGAAACTGGCCATTAAAGCAAAGTACAATACCAAGATAGACGAACTGGCAACAGCTCATGAGCAGAATATTATCAACAAGCAAAAGGAAGCCATGCGCATACGCTTTGAAACGGAAATCGCACAAGCATATGATAACGAAGAGGAAATTCTTCGTATAAGGATGGAACAAAAGAAAGCAGAGCTCGATAGCCTGCAGCAAATGGAAGGTGAAAGTATAGAAGCATTCAATCTTCGCAAGCTGGAAGTACAGAATGCTTATCTGGAATCCAAAAAAGAACTGAGCGATAAGGAGATTGAAATAGAACAAGCTAAATATGAGGCAATGGAACAGGTGACAAATGGTCTTGTAGCTCTCACAGAACAAATTGGGGAGTCTGACAGAGGGTTTGCTATGGCAAGCAAAATGTTGGCTTTGGCAGAGATCGCCATCAATTCAGGTAAGGCGATCGCAAAAATGGTATCCGCTGAATCAGGGAAAGGTATTCTTGGTATAGCTACAATGGCATCAGGTATTGCAACAATCCTTTCTAACATTGCAAATGCTGTTAAGATAGTAAAAAGTGCTAAATTTGCAGAAGGTGGTTTGGTTACAGGACCGGGGACAGGAACGAGCGACAGTATTCCGGCACAGTTGTCGAATGGAGAATCCGTTATAACCGCCAAAGCTACGTCCATGTTCGCCCCTATCCTATCATCCTTCAATATGATGGGTGGAGGTGTACCTATTAATGTAACAGCAACGAATAATCAAACTTTAGGCGAAGATATGCTGGCCAGAGCAGTCGCCAAAGGAATGATGATGGCTCCTGCCCCTGTCGTTTCTGTAGAAGAGTTTACTTCAGTTGCGAATAGAATTAAATACATAGAAGAAAGCGGTAGTTTATGAAAGCATACGAACTATTATATATAAACAGGAACACTCTTAGGATAATGTCTGAAATGTCATTAGATGCATCAGATATTAAATACCTGGGAATGTATAAAGACTACACCCGTCTTACGGCTGAAGGTCATAAAAAGGCATATATCATGCAGTACCTGGCAGATGAATACAGCATTTCAGAAAGGACCATCTATAGAGTCATTGACAGGTTGTCCGTTGACGTTTCAATTCAATAAGGGGGAAGATTATTCTTCCCCCTATTTTTTTTACTGACAAAGCGTGTCAGTGCTATTATGTTCTGAAATTCTTATAGCCATATACCGTTTTTTACCTTTGCTTCAAAATAGATTATATATGGCGAAATTATTCATCAATAAAGACATAGCTCCTGATACTGATAAATACAAGTATTGGCTCACAGGTGAAGACAGTGTATCGTTTTCCGACATACAATACTTTATCGACTGGATGCCATCAGACGACAACCGGATAGATGTAGAGATACACTCATGCGGCGGAGACTGTGTAGAAGGGTATGCCATCTATGATGCCCTACGTGCTTCCGGAAAGGAAATATCGTGTAAGGTAGTAGGACGATGCGCATCAATGGCCACTGTGATACTTCTTGCCGCTCCATTAGAACGAAGGACAGCATACGCTCATTCCGAATTACTTATTCATAGCCCATATTACGGCAGTGCGCCTAACGGGATACTTACTGTAGCCAAAATGGAAGCTATGATCAATGAATTGAACTCGGATAAAGAAAAAATGTTGGCCCTCTATACAGAACGGACAGGAAAAACACGTGAAGTTCTAGAAGCCCAAATGGCTACAGACAGCTGGTTCTCTCCGGAAAAAGCAATAGAACTGGGATTCATATCATCCATTGTACCTGCAATATCGGCAAAAGTAGAACTTAATATTAATCAAAACCCTAAAGGAATGACAAAAGGAAAAGAAACGGCTGTACCACAGTCCTTGTTAGACCGCTTATTAAAAAAGTGTGGCTACGCAAAAATCGAAGATGTACCCACTGTTGGATTAGTAATTACCACATCCACAGGTGACGAACTGAATGTTGAACGTGAAGAAGGAGAAATCCAAGTGGGCGATCCCGCATCACCAGACGGGGAACATGTTTTAGAAGACGGACGTACTGTAGTAGTACAGGACGGGGTAATTACAGAAATCAAAGAGCCTGGAAGTGAAGATGAAGATGTCGATGCATTGAAAGCACGCATTGACGAACTTGAAGCGGAGAATAAAGAGCTAAAGGAAAACGCCAAGAGCGAAGAAGATGTAAAGATATTAGCTGCCGTTAAGGATGCAGGAGGCATAGACAAACTTACCAAAGCAGCTTCCAGCAAATATACCCCAGCAGGACGTGTGCAGCCGACAAACAGCAAAAAGAATGATGCTGCACCTGTTGGAATCATACAGAAAAAACTTGCAGAAGCCCGAGAAAAGAACAAAAATCGTTATCAAAAAAAGTAATCAAGTATGGAAATCTTAGAATCAGTAAAAAATCTAACAAAAGACAATGGGGCGGTAAAAGACTTACGAGACCTTTTAGTCCTAACCAATTTTGTTGATGAAACCTTGGAACAGTTCTTTACCTTCCGACAAAACGTCGCAAATGGCGAAAAACTCGGATGGACAGGAGAAATGAGTGATATCGGTTGGGCTGGTGCCAAATGTAATCCGACATATAAAACGCCAACAATCGAAGCTGCTGAGAAGACATGGGATATTGGCGACTGGTCTACTCCGTTAAAATGGTGCTACGAGGACTTTATGAATACCATTGCCGAGTATGCGTTGAAAACAGGCTCTGATATCGGAGATCTGACCTCTACGGATATTATGGATGTTATTATCTATCCTGCCTTGGACAGAGCTATCAAACGTATGTTTTGGCGTTTTATATGGTTTGGAGATAAGGAAGCCAAAGACACAGATTCTTCCGGACAAATAACATCGGGAGTAGATGTGGAACTATTCAAGCCCTGTAATGGCTTATGGAAACAATTGTTCGCCATAGGAGCGGCCAGTGAAGCCCAGCATACTAAAATCGCAGCCAATGACGAAGCGTCAACAGCTCTGCAGCTAAGCAAGATAAAGGAAGCTGGTGTCGCTATTGGTATATTCGATTCTATTCTGGACTCTGCTGATCCGCGCATATCAGGTCTTGACGGTACAGCCCTTTACGTAACAAAATCTCTTGCAGATGCCTTGACAAAAGATCTGAAACGTGAATACAAGCTTATCCTCGAATGGGAACAGATATTCAAAGGACTGGAAGTTTCTGAGTACAATGGAACGCCTATCTACAAGGTGTCCATTTGGGACAGAATGATCATGCAGTACCAAAACAATGGGACCAAGCTGAACCTTCCTCACCGTGCGGTATTCGGTTCGCCAAAGCAAATGTTCGTAGGTTCTCCTGCAGGTCAAATCATCTCCGAACTAGAACTGTGGTTCAATCAGGACGAACGTGTAACCAAGGCTTATTCCGCAGGTCGTTTGGGCTGTCTGATTGGAGAAGATAATTTATTCCAAATCGCTTATTAAAATGAGTAACATGGCAGTATGTGACATAACTATCAAGAAGGACATCGCACCATCGTGCGATGATCCTATTGTTCCAGGATTGGAACAGGAGGGCGTAATAATGAATCGTGCAGAAGTGGATTTCGGTGCGGTTACTTTCAACGCAACCCGTAAGAATGTGATCGAAACTCTTGCACTGAAAACAGGTAAAAAAGGTTACAAGGTACAGGTATTCGGTGCAACCCCCTTTACTGGTACTAATACAGCCTTGGCAACAGGAACCTATCGTAACACGTTCACTAACACAGTGAACATGGTTGTATTAGCAAATGACCCCGATGTATGCAATGACATTATTGACGGGCTCGCTAATGGTGAGTTTGTCATTGTTTTGGAAAATAAAGCCAAAGGGTTAAATAAAACCGAGAATCCAGGAGATTCAGCTTTCCAAGTATACGGTTACTACCAAGGTTTGAAAGCCGCAGAGATTGGCAATGACAAGTACTCTGAAGAAACGGAAGGGGGATGGAGTATCTCTTTGCAAGAAACGAAGGTTCCCAAATCAGCATTATTCTTGTACAAGACATCTTATGATGCGACAAAAACACTTGTTGAAACACTGACAAAACCATCTGAATGATTATGGAGTTAAAAGAAGTGGTTGATAAATTAAAGGAGTTAGGAGGCTTACCCTCCTACTCTTCTTCTGATAAATCAGAGATAGAAAGATTGTACAAGGAAGTGTTGGGAAAAGAATTCACCAAGACATCGTGTAACGACTGCTATCGCGATGCTGTAATCGAAATGACTGTTTACATCAAAAAGAATAACCGTATGAAAGAAAAATGTAATTATAGATTAAAGAATGGTGTCCTACTTCAGCCGGAGTTTGGAAGCAGTGAAATGTACACTAATGACAATCTCACTGATGAAGTTGCTGAAAAGTATCTTGCCAAAAATCCGAAAGGTGAAATTTATTTCGCCCATGTACCTACGGACTGGAAAGAACGTATCAACAAACGTGTATACAATCAAAGCCTGCTTGATTCAATGGTAGAATCATTACAAGACGGAGTTTCTGAAGAATCCGTGACCGATACGTTGAAAGATTTCCAAATCAACGGCAAGAAGATCAGTAAAAAAGCTCTGAATCTGCATCTAAGCAAGGCCATTGAAATTGTGAGCGCAATGCAGGGAGAAGACGAAGATAAAGTTAACGAAAAAGAATAAAGAATATAATCCTCACGGACATGAGAGTAAAAGACTTAAAAAAGAAAAGCAATAACCGCATTGATACAAGCTACCTACAAAGCCTTGGAATTCAAACATACGGACAGGACAACCTGTATCCGCAAACATTAAAAAATATTATTGCTGCAAGCTCTACAGGATCCGAATGCTCAGACCGTTTCGCTGACTTTATCGAAGGAAACGGATTCCGTGAGGTTGCTTTATCGGAATATGTGGTAAACCGTAAGGGTGACACTGTTGACGATATCCACTCCCTTGTGTGTAAGGATATGGCGGACATGAACGGTATTGCCCTGCACGTCAATTACAATATACTGGGTGACATTGTAGAACTACATCATATACCCTTTGAAAACTGCCGGCTAATGGAAGAAGATGAAAACGGTTATGTGGCAAAAATAGCAGTGCATCCAGACTGGAGCGGAAAGAAGACACGTAAAGGGAAAGCTCTGCAGGTCAAGAAAGAAAACATCGACTACATAGACGTTTTTAACCCCAAAAAAGATGTGATACTGGCTCAAATAGAAGCAGCCGGAGGCATTGAATACTACAAAGGTCAAATCCTATGGGTGTCAATGGCCGGGAAAAATACTTATCCTGTCGGGAAAGGTGACCGGGTGGCTACAGAAATGAGTACCGATGAAGGGCTGTCCAATGTCAAGTACAGAAATGTACGAAATAATTTCTTCCCTGGCGCTATGGTATTCACCAAAAAGGGATCGAACATAACCTTTGACGAAGAAGGCAACGAAGTGAAAGATACAGACGATGACGACAGTTTCTCAAATACACTCATCCAGTTGCAAGGTGATACGAATGCAGGAAAGATTATGGAAGTTACTTTAGAAAGCGATGAGGAAAAACCTGAAATAATAAATCTGAACTCACAAAATTACGACAAAGAATTTACCGTTACTGACGCAAGTGTGGTTGAACGTATTTATTCAGCTTATGGCCAAGAGCCATGGTATTGCATCCGTATTGGTAAAGTCGGATTCTCAGGCGATATTTTGGAAGATGCTTTCGAGTATTACAATTCTATCGTAAGCAAGCAACAACGCTTAATAGAGCGTACCTTTAGCCGTATATTCAGCTATTGGTATGAAGTAGTCAACCCCTCTAATGATTATAGTGTGGAACCATTAAAGTATGTACGAAATGCAGCAGTATCTAATAACAACAGATGAGGTATCGGCTTTGTCTCGCGGAATGTCTGTACATCTCGATCCTGACAAGATAGAAACCTACATCCGTGAGTCGGAGAATATCTACATCAAATCAGCGTTGGGAGACGAACTGTTCCTTGACGTGAAAAAAAATCCTGAAAAATACCAGCTACTGCTTGACGGAGGTACTTATGAAACTAAATGTAAAAAGAAGATAATCATCACTGGACTTCGCGTAGCTTTGGCTTATTATACCTATGCCTGTATTGTCAAAAATGGAGATGGAAATGTATCCCGTTTCGGCTTCGTGAACAAGGAAGGTGAATATAGCAGTCATACAGTATTCAAGGAAAAGATGATGGTGTATAGCGATGCATGTAGTATAGCTGACCGCTACCTGAAAGAATGCGTGCTTTACCTAAAAGAATGCTGTATGCCACTTTATAACGGTGAAGGGAAATTAAAATCTAATAGAACTGTTTTTCGTGTAATAGGAGAATGAGCGATTCTGTTGACATATTAAAGAAACTGGCTCTTCAAGTAAGAAACGCATCTGTAGAAGGAGAGAATACAGCTGAAAGAATTGGGCGCATATTTATCGGGATTCTAGAAAACATGGATAATTCTGATATAGAAAAGCTCACCAAATACTTTTTACGCAAAGATAAAGAAGACACTGCCAATGAGCTGATCACGTTCCTGAAAGGTTTTTTGGTTGGTAAGAATGGTAGTGGAATTACTGTACTGGAAGATGGTACCTCTCAAGCCGTTGTTGACCGGCTTTATGTGAAGATTAAGGCTGTCTTTGATGAACTTGAAGTGAAAAAGAAAACGCATGTTGGTGGTGAACAGATCATATCTCCGGCCGGAATGAAGTGTGTCCGTGTGGAGGAACTTGATGAGAGCTACCGCTGTTTCTTTTTGTCGGAAGTCGATGGAGTGACAATCAATAACGAATTTACAGTCGGTACATTAGCATTAGCCCAAGAATTTAACATTAAAGAAGGAACATCTCACAATGTATCCAACCGCTACTACTGGCGTGAGGTGACAGGTGTAGGATCTGACTATATTGATTTGAGCAAAACCAATGCCGATAAGGACAGTGATATCCCGGTTGCCGGTGATGATATTATTGGTTTGGGACACTTGACGGATATCACCCGTCAGGCAGCTATAATCCTTTCTTCTGTTAATGAAACTTCGCCTTCCATTATTTTCTATCAAGGTATCAACTCTTTCTCTCTTGCCGGGAAAGAAGTCATCGGGTTGGGCTTTGACAAGTCCACCGGACACGCCTATATCAATGTGTATGGTGATGCCTATATCGGTGCCAAGGATGAGAGCACTTACATCCGTTATACACAAAAAGGCGGTGTTGATATCAAGGGTATGTTCCATATCGAGCAGGGTTCCACCGGATGGCGTAACATGGAAGGGCTTCCGGATGAGATACAGGCGGCTGCCGATTTGGCCCAAAAGGCTCAGGATGCGATAGACAATGCGGCTGTCGGCTCGGTCAATCTGTTGCGTAACTCCGGGTTTACCGGAGATTATGAGAGTGAAACATTGTCCTCTGATACTCAATTGTCTGCTGATACCGATTTGTATAGTAAACAATTAAAGTATTGGACGGGTGTGGCTACCGTATCCGCGGACAGTACTGCCGGCTCTGGGTATTCTGCTGCAATCGGTAGTTTGTCCCAATCCGTATCATTGATTAAAAATGAGAACTATGTTATATCCTTTAAAGCTAAAGGTGTGTCTGTGGCTGTTTCGTGTGGTGATTTCAGCACAACTCAGCCTCTTACGTCCGGTTATCAAAGATACACTTTCAAGTTCGCATTTAACGGTACAGGTATTTTTATGCTTAGCGGTACCGCAACCGTTTGTGACCTTCAACTAGAAAGAGGGACCATTGCCACAGACTGGAAACCGTCCATTTTGGATAACGACAAGGCAACAGCCGGTTTTCAGTCAATCAATTATATCGCCAGTGCGATCAAGGATGGATCTGTGGATATTCTTGGCGGTCTGATATTGGCCAATATGATCCAGTTAGGCAACTACAAGGATGGCAAGATGCAGAAGGTCACCGCCGGAGTTAGCGGCATATACAATGACGATGATGATGTGGCATTTTGGGCAGGTGGCACGTTACAACAGGCTATATTGACCGTGATGAGGTTTCGTAATGATCCTGATTACCGGCCTACGGATGAAGAATGGGCGAATATGGCGAACTTCGTTGCCACTCATGGTGGCGATACGTTCTTGCGTGGCTATATTTATGCCTTGGGTGGTAAGTTCAGAGGTGTGGTTGAAGCCTTGGGCGGATTTTTCCGCGGAAAAGTAGAAACATCTGTTGACGGGAAACGCATTGTCATTGATCCGGATAAAAATACTCTTGAAATGTACACGACTGAAGGACATACCACCTTGATATTAAGGTTCGACACATCATCGGACGGATGGGAATATGGTGATTCGATTTTGCGGAAATATGCAGGGGACCAATTGATACTAGAAACGACTGTATATCCGGAACGTATCAGAATACAGAATC